TCTACCGCCCGCGCCGTTGTCGACGTCCAACGTGGCACGCAGCGCCAGGCGCCCGCCGGCCGGGATGGGCAGGGCAGCGGACTGGGCTTGCAGGAAGCTTGTGCCGTCCGGCGACCAGCGCAACAGCAGCGTGTCGTCCAGGGTACCGAGCATCCAGGACTGCCCTGAGCTGCTGTACTTGGCGAACAGGTCGAAGACGCCGGTGGTGCCCGGGAGAGGCTGCAACCAGTTCAGCAGGGTGAGGTCTATGCGGACGTCGATGTCGCCCGTGATATCGAGGGCGGCGGCGTCCGGGGTGGACGCGTCGCCGCCGTTCTCGGGGATCTCCAGGAAGGTGGCGCCGGACCGCAGGGACAGCCGGAACGGCGTGTTCCTTCCGAACTGGCCGTAGTACGGGCCCATCGGGTTGTCCGGGCTGAAGCGGCCATCGGTGTTGTTGAGCAGCGGCCGCAGGTCGGACGGGTCTACCCGGGCGCCTTGGTCCTGGCGCCCGCGTGTGTGTGTGAGGGCCTGCCGCTGGAGCAGGTTGCCGGTCGCGTCCACCCACACGCCACCGATCTGGAGCTCACCACGCAGGTCCAGTTCCACGACTCCTCCTACCCTTGTCCTCGCCCGTAGGTCTTCTGCACGGAGCCGCCACCCTTGACCGCGACGGTCTCCCGGATGATGTGCGTGAGCAGCGCCTCCACCCGGCCAGCCGAGCCCGGCTTGACCTCCAGGGCGACCGCCAGGCGCCGCGACCCGCCCCCGGCCGCGTAACCGCCTGGCACCGCGCCGAGGCCAGGCGCCGCCAGGTCCGGCACGGCCGGGGCCGGCAGGGTGTCCATGACCTTCCGCAGGTACGGCAGCTGGTCCGTGATGCCGCGGCCGAAGTCCGTCGCCAGCGCACGGCCCGAGTGCAGGGTGTAGCCCTTGCCCGAGAACGGGCCCTCCTTCGCCGGGCTGAACGGGAAGAAGTTCCGGGCCGCGGACACGACCGACGAGGCCGCGTTCTTGACCGAGCCGAGCATGCTCTTGATGCCGTTGATGAAGCCCTGGATCAACGCGCGGCCCGCGCTCAGCAGCAGCCCGCCGAGGTTGCCCAGCGCCGAGCGCGCCCGGCCGGGCAGCCCCCGCACCAGCGACACGAACGCGACCGCCTTCTCCGCCGCGGCCTGCCGGAAGCGCGTGAAGGCGTTCGACGCGGCATTCCGCAGGGTGCCCGCCAGGCCTGCGATCGCCGAGTTGACGCGGCGCGGCAGCCCGGTCATCCACGAGACCAGCTCCAGCGCCTTGCGGATCGCCCAGGTCTTCGCCTGCGCGAACCAGCCCGCGATCTTCCCGGGGATCTTCGACAGCCAGCCGATGGCCGCCATGATCCCGTCGACCGCCGCCAGGATCGCGACCTTCACGGCAGCCCACACGGCCTGCACGACCGCCCGAAACGTCTCGGACTTCTTGTAGGCGACGACGACGATGGCGACCAGTGCCACGATCGCGGCGATGACCAGGCCGACGGGGTTCATCATCATGACCGCGTTGAGGATCCCCTGCGCGATCGCCCACCCGCGGGTCACGGCCGCGGCGATCCGCGTGTACAGCGTGTACGCCTTGACCGCCAGGCCGATTGCTGCGAATCCGGTGGCAATGCCCATCAGCACGTCAGGCGGGATCGCGTTGATCAGCCGCGCGATCCCTACGGCGATCATGGCGGTGATCCCGATCAGCGGGGAGAGCGCCGAGATCACCTGAAGCGCGGCCGACGCGAGCGTCCCGAGCGTCTGCCCGCCCTCGCGCGCCAGGTCCATGAAGATCTTGAAGCCGCTGCTGTCGCCCAGCGACGAGCCCCAGTTGGCGAAGGCGGCCGTCATCTTGGCCAGGCCGCCGGTCATGCCGCTCGAGACCGGCAGGAACGCCCCGAGCAGGCCACCGAACCCGACAGCCAGGTTCTTGATCACCTGAAGGAAGTTCGACAGTGCGGGCCCGGCGGCCTTCGCCATGTCGGCGGCCCACTCCTTGAAGCCCGCGCTCTTGACGCCCTTACCCACGTCGTCCAGGAACCCGGAGAACGCGGACGCCGCCGCCTTCACGAACGGCGTCAAGGTCGGCAGCAGGTCCCGGAGGATCTTGATGCCCTTGGTGAAAACAGGCATCGTCGTGCCGGACAGCGAGTCGGACCACTTCTGGTGATCCGACTTCAGCCCTTGCAGCTCCTTGGCGTACGCCTGCGTCGCCGGGGGCAGGCCCTTTAGTTGCTGCTCGTACGCGGCGTCGGCCTCCTTGGCGGCCTTCGTCGCCGACTCCGCCTCCCGCAGCGCCGCCTTGTATTCGTCGCCGCCCTTCGTCGCGAGCCTCTGCGCCGCGGCCTTCTTCAGCGTGGCCTTCTCGTGAGCCTGCTCGGCCTTCTCAGCAGCAGCCGACGCCTCCGCCACCGCGTCCAACTGAGGCTTGGCCGCCAACTGGAACGCCTTCACCGCCAGGCCTGCCGCAGCCGCCCCGGCCGCGATCCCACCGAGCGCCGCACCAGCCGCAGCCGCCGCAGGCACCCCCACCCCAAGCCCGGCCAGGGCCACGCCGACCTTACGCACCGCGGGCGCAGCCATCTCCGCGTGGGCGCGGATGCCGTCAGCCAGGCCCCGGCCGGCCGCCTCGCCCTCGGAAACGAACCGCCCGCGAATGTCGCGCAGGGCGCCGTCGGTGTCCCGCTGGAGGCCGCGCATGCGCAGCCGGGCCGCGTCCATGCCCCGCGTGAACCCGGAGTCGTCGGCCCGGATGAACCCGACCAGCTCGCCGATGGACAGGGTCACAGTGCACCCCCCAACGGCGCGCGCGGCGCCTGTTCACTTGTGGATCAGCCGTGCAGAGCGGAACGCACCTGCGCCGGGTCGTCGATGACGGCGATGAAGTCGCCCGCGACGTGCCGGAACACCGCCTCCGGGGACAGGCCGCTGAGCAGGTTGTAGAAGCGCCGCCGGGTCAGGCGCGCGATGTCCTGCGGCTTGAGCTGGTACTCGCGCGCGAAGTCGGCTTCGACCGCCCACCACCAGCGGCGGACCGCCTCGCGGGTGCGCCAGTCGCCCTTCTGGCCGCCCGGTTCGGCCCCTTCGGGCCGACCTTTTTTCCCTCACCGCCCCCGTTACGCACCAGATCCAGCGCGTCGGCGAAGCTGATGTCCTGGCCTCCCGCCTGCGCCATGCCCCAGGTGAGGACAGTCTGGAACTCCAGGGAGCCCATGCCCGCGTCGATCCACGCGTCGAGGATGTCCTCGCCGAACAGCAGGGCGACCAGCTCGGCGACGTCCTCCTCGGCCTCGGACTCGCGTAGTTCGTCGATGCGCCGCTCCATGACGAGCGGCATGTCCGTCGGGACGCGCACCTCGATGCCGCGGATGACCTCGGTACGCCCGCTGGACACCTCGGACCAGAAGGCGTCCCACGTCTCGTGTCCGGCGGTCATACGATCGCCGCCGTGGTGGACGCGCCGGACCGGGTGAACGTCGCACTCCAGGTGACCTTGTCGTTGTTGCCGCCGCCCTGGTCGCCGAGGTTGACGTGTGCCGTCCACACCTCCCACGTGGTGTCACCCGGGGCGTGGAAGCGGAGCTTGATCAGGGAGGCGGTGCCGAGGAGTTCGGACGCGGCCTCAACACGCTGCTGCCCGGTGTCGGCCGGGTCCCGCAGCCCCTCCAACTCCAGCGTCTTGCCGATCTGCATCTTCTGCGACTCGGCCTGACCTGCGCTCGCGAAAACCGTGGTGTCGGCGGTCTCCTCCTCGTGCCCCTTGGAGAAGGTGTTGATCTGGCCGATCTCCAGCCACGTCGCCGGGGTCTCGGACTCGATCTCGAACACGCAGTCGCGCGCGTTGTATTGCGCCATCGTGGGCCCTCCTTCGGGCATGGGTGAGAGCCCGCACGCGCACAGCGCCGGGCGACATGAGCGGGGGTTGCTACACGCGGTGGGTGGTCACGTTGCGCACGTCGAGGCGGTAGTTGCAGACGTGCTCGTGACGGCCGGAGTCGTCCTGCCCCATGTAGGCGGGCGTGGCCTGGATGGCGATGGCCAGCTGAAGCAGCGTGCCGTCCGGCAGGGTGATGGGGCCGAGGCCGTGCAGCTCGTCACGGATCGCCGTGCACTTAACCCGGGAAGGCCGGGGGTCGGTCCCGCCCCGGGTGCGGACCTGGAGTGACACCTCGTCCCAGCCCAGCTTGCTGTCGGACTCGGGCCCGCCGTACAGGGTCAGTGCGACCGCCGCGTCCGGTCGGCTGGGCATCGTCTCGATGAACGTGTCCCCGGTGACGCCGTCCGGGTCGTAGGACAGCAGGCCGCGCGCCTCCAGGTGGCGGGCGATGCCGTCGAGGAGATCAGCCACGCAGCCACCTCCGCAGGGACACGGCCATCAGCTGAAGCACGACGTCCCGTTCGCTGTTCATCGGCGTTTCCAAGTACTTGGCCTGGCGCCCGGGGAGGTGCTTCCACGTCAGCTCTTCGTGCTGCCTGACCGCATACACGGTGTCGAAGGTGACTGCGCCGTTCATGCCGTCCCGCACTACCCGGCCGGACCGCTCCAGCGTGCCCTCCTCCAGCGGCACGATCTTGCGGGCCTCTCCGAGGATGTGCTCCAGACCGCGCTGGAGTCCCTCCTCGGCCAAGCGCCGGCCGCGCGAGGTCCACTGGCGGCGGCCGTCGAACCTGAATCGGGTGTACTGCGCCACGGCCGCCCCCTACTTGAGTTGAACTTCGAGGTGGTTCGGGACCGGCAGGCCGCCCCCGTCGTGCGGCACGACCGCGATCACCGTGGTGGTGCTGTCGTCCGGCAGGGTCACCCGGGCCTCGGCTGCGATTGCGGCGTCCAGCACCGTGCGGAACGTGCCCGACGAGGTGGTCTCTTCGCCGTTCTGGTCGCGCACGGTGCGGATGCTGCGCTCCAGCAGCCCCCGCACCACCACCGGCGCGCCGTAGCGGGGTCCGTAGGCCGACTCCCCGAGGTACTCCTCCACAGTCACCTCGTGCCGCAGCAGGAAGCCGGGGAAGCCGGTCACGTCCACACCACCTGTTCGAGGCCGAGCTCGGCGAGGATCTCGGCGGCCTCCGGGGTCAGCTCGGTGTCATCGACGGTCGCGACCGGGGCGGACTGCCGCGAGAAGGACAGGCCGCCCGCGCTGATGGACGTCCACGGAGACGCCGCCAAGACGTCCGAGTCGGACGGATAGCCGGACGCGTCCGTGTCGTAGATCGCCGCCTTCGTGGCCGCAGACACCAGACGAGAGGCCCGCGCCAGCAGCCGCGCAGCGTTCGCCGGGGCCGTCGTCCCGGTGTATGCCTCGTACTGCTCCACCGTGGCGAAGACGCGGGCCATTCGTCATCCCTCCTTCGCGGGAGGCTTCGCCTGCGCGGTCGCCCGCGCGGGCTTCACCTCCGCCGGGGCAGTGGCCGCCTCGCCCTCCTCAACCAGCTTCCACACCTTCGAGGCGGACAGCCGCTTGTCGTTCGGGGAGTCCGCCACCGTGACCACGGTCTCGGCCACCTCGTGGTCGTCGCCGTAGCGCTCGTACTTCGGCATCAGGAGGACGCCCCCTTCAGCTCCGACTCGCCCGTCTCCAGGTTCCGGCGCACCGTCACGCGCTTGCCGTCGGGGCGGGTGGCCTCGTACTCCTCGTAGCGGTCCTTGGAGTCGTCGCGTTCCTCGGCCGGCCGCTCGACGGGCACGACCGCGTTCACGGTCAGGTGCCCTTCGCGCGCGGCCGTGGCCTTGTCGGGGTTGACGGACACCGCGACCTCGTCGGGGTCGGTGGTGTCGGCCGGGCCGTCGCCCGGCGCGGTGGTGCTGGGCGCGTCGACCTGCTCGTCGAGGCGGGTCTCCTCCGGGTTGGAGGCCGCCGGGCTCGTGTTCTTGCTCTGGCGTGCAGCCATGATCGGTGGTCCCTTCGGGGTCAGGCGTTCAGGACGCCGCGGAGTCGGGCCGCCGCCTTGCCGCCGAACACGGCGAGCCCGCAGTAGAACTCGATCCGGGTCCGGTACGCCGGCTTCTCCTGGAGCTGGCCGAGGTCGTCGACCATCACACCGCCGTTGGTGAGGCCCGTGACGGCCTGGTCTTCCTCGCCCTGGCCGAAGCGCACGGCGTAGATCGAGGACGCCTCGGTGCTGGTGCCCTGCGTCTCGGTCTGGGGGATGATCTCCGCCCCGGCGGCGGTCTGGCCGATGTCGAGCATCGGGATGCCGTTGTAGGTCGGGATGCGCTTGACGATCCCCTCGCCCGCGAAGGACGACATGATCCACTCGGTGCCGCCGAGGCGCCGGCCGGACGACATGATGCGGGAGCGGACCCCCTTGTTCATGTACAGGGCGTCCACCTGCCCGTTGACCTGAGCGATGAGCGAGTCCAGGGCGTCGAAGAAGTCCTGGCCACCGGCCACCGGGCCCATGCCGTTGGTGTCCGCGTCGAGGATCTGCGCCCCGGTGAGCCTCTTCTTCAGCCCGTCGAAGCCCTTCGGGTCCACGGCCACGTCACCGTTGATGAAGTGGTCCTGGAACTTGTAGCTCGCGGCCTTGACCTTCATGCGGGTCTGGACGGCGCGCTGGTCGTTGATGTTGCCGCGGGTCTGGACGATGAACCGGTCCACGTCCGCGTCGCCACCGAGGATGACGAGGCTCTCGGACTTCTGGTTCACAGTGCCCGTGGACTCGGTGTACGCCTCGTTGACCGACCGGAACGCCACGCCCGGCAGGGTGGCTTCCTCGTTGTAGGCGTAGGCGTTGCCCTGGATGGGGAGCAGGGGGAGCCGGTCGAGGACCGGGGACTCCTGCACGAACGTCTCGATGACGCCGCGCTGAAGGCTGTCCTGCGACAGGACCGCGGCCTGCGCGAGGGTTACTGCCATGAGGGGTGTCCTCTCGTGTTAGGAGGCGGCGGACGTCGCGTAGGCGGCGCGCAGCCGGTCCAGGCCGGGAGCGGCCGTGGAAGCGGGGTCGGTGGGGGGCTGGC